ACCACCTCCAGTGACACCACCTCCAGTGACACCACCTCCAGTGACACCACCTCCAGTGACACCACCTCCAGTGACACCACCTCCAGTGACACCACCTCCTACAACCCCACCTCCAACAGGTGGAAATAGATGTACAACTCAAGACAAGGCCGCTGGATACTGTCCAACAGTTGGATGTTGTTCGCTTGATGGATCTGGTCTTTCATGTAGTCCAAGAAATTGCTAATAACGCAGATTTATGATATAGTAAAGATAAACAAAAGGAGTATAAATGTTAACAGATAGGGACTTAGATTTTATTTTTGAGGGTACGCCAGGAATACCAGTTGTATGGGTAATAGATGGACAATGTTTATATGATTTACCATTAACTGCTGAAAATGCCCAAATATTTTTTGATGCAACAGATGTTGTTGATATTTCTGCAGAATATCCAGACCATGATGGAATCACAGTGCGTTTATTAAAAGACGACACTACATTAATGGAACTTTCAACATCTGAGTACTTTGGAAGCATTCTTTTAAGTAATCCACAAGTTGTTAATATGATGTTATATCCTTACGGAAGATATGTTGAGTCACCAAACGCTACATTTGACGGAGAAAAATTTAATATAACTAATAGAGACATGACTGGATATCCAGAATGGTACGTAAATAAATGACAAAAAGTAGATGGGAACAGTATAAAGAAAAAAATGGAGTTACTCCATTAGATCTATTAAACCCTAAAACAAAATCTATAGATTCAGAACAATCAAATAAAAGATTTGAAATTTGTAAACAGTGTCCAGAATTAATACCAGTTGTTAATCAGTGTAAAAAATGTGGTTGCTTTATGGTTATTAAAACAAAATTAGAAGCAGCAAAGTGTCCTATTGGCAAATGGTAAATGAATAAAATTTACATATCTTTAGCTTCTTATAGAGATCCATATTTACAAAGCACAATAGATTCTTTATTTTGCGAAGCAGATAATCCTGAAAATATTAAAGTTGGTTGTTTTATGCATGTTCTTGAAAAAGAATATGATAATGCTAAATTAGAAAGAACTTATGATGGTAAAGTTGAATATGAAGTAGAAATAGCTGGAAGGCTTTTTAGTGTTACAGAATGCAGAAATAGATCATTAAGATGGCTAGATCATACATATGATTATGTTTTGCAAATAGATTCTCATTCAAGGTTTGACCAAGGGTGGGATACAGAATTAATAAAAGTTTTAAAGTCTACTCATGATTCTAAGGCTATACTAAGTGGTGCTTTGCCCACATTTGATATTCTTGAAGATAATACAGAGATAAAAACTAAACAATCTTATCCACTTTCATTTGAGGTTCATACAGATTTAGCAAAAAGTAATTTACTTCATACGTATGATTTAACTGGAAACGGTGTTATATTAACTCCAGTAAAAAATAAAAAATATGCAAAAGATTGGTACCTGACGGGGCATTTTATGTTTTCTTATGCGGAATATTTTATTTCTATTCCGCAACCAGATTGGGTTTTATTTTGGGGAGAAGAAATCATTAATGGGGTTAGAGCATATACTGCAGGATGGAATGTGTATATTCCTTTTGATGTACCAATTTATCATTTATATTCTGATAGGATAAAAAGACCAAGGCTAGTTAATGATTTTCCAGATCAGTATTTTCCTAAAAGAGACTATACAACAGACAGAATTATTGATATACTTATAGGAAAAGATATAAAAGAAGGAGATCTTTTTTATCAAAGAAGTTTAAATGATTTTTATAATTACATTGGACACAATTTAGGTGAGTTGTTTGATGATTGGCGAAAGTGGAGGAAAGAATTAATTGATACAGGAAGAAATTAATAAATATTTGTTAGCTCCAGGAATAACTTTATACAAAAGCACAAAAAAAGAAGTTAATTCTATATTAAGTTTAGTAGAACCAGCAATTGGGCAGATGTGGAAACCATCTCAGGGTGTTAATACAAAAACTTATGAGAATGAAATTAATCAATCTAGAAAATGTTTTGATCATCCAGTGTCAAATAATTCTTTTGGACTTGAAAAGGTTTTATTTAATGCAGTTGATAATTGGATACAACCTAAAATAGATGAATATGTAAAAGATTATAATGTTGAAAATATTATTGCTGGACCTTATATTTTTATAAAGTATCAAAATAATGATAAGTTTGATTGGCACATTGATGACGGTAAAAAATATCCAAGAACTGTTTCTGTTAGTGCGTATTTAAATGATGACTACACTGGAGGTGAAATTGAATTTAAACATTTTAATATTAGTTATAAGCCAGAAGCAGGAGATGTTATTATTTTTTCATCATCATATCCATATCTTCACAGAGTTGTTCCAGTAATAGAAGGAACAAGGTATGCAATTGTAAACTGGTATCGTTATGATGGTTATCCAGCAGAAATGAGTAAAAATGTTTAGTGCAAAAGTAATTAATGAATTTGTTTCAAAAAAAGATTGTACATATCTAATAGAAACAGCAATAAAAAGCAATTTATGGCAAAATGTAGAATCTGAATTTTGGAATAATCGTATAATTAATTATGATAAAATATTAAATTTTGATAGAGATGCAGCCATTATAATGTTAGATGCAAATATTCGGTGCGGTCAAAAAATTAAAGAAGAGTTTGATCTTGATGTCCCTGTTTACTCAGATACTTTACAAATTATTAGATGGTTTCCTGGAATGGAACAAACTCCGCATGCAGACGATATGACTAATACGAATATACAAGGTTTTCAGCATAGAGTTTTTGGTTCAATTATATACTTAAATGATGATTATAAAGGAGGACATACATATTATCCAGATCATAACTTTGAAATAATTCCAAAATCTGGCTCTTTAGCTATTCATCCTGGTGATCCTGAACATTTACATGGTGTAACCAAAATTGAAAATGAAATTAGGTATACAATTGCATCTTTTTGGACTTATGAGAAAGGTAAATCACATGACTGGTCCTTATATTAATGATTTAGGCTATGAAGTTCCAAAAAATAAAATTCTTGTTGTTCCTCATGTAATTGAAAATGATGGATTTTATAAAGAAATTATTGAACCTTTAAAAGGAAATCCAAAAAGAAATTGGTTTACCTCACATTTTTATTATTGCTTACCTTTAACAATTGGAAATCAATATGGTTTTATGATTAAATCATTAATAGATTTTGATGTAATTTGGGATGGAACTGAAAATAATCCAAATATATCATTTATTGATAATAGCAACAGTAATAAACAAATTATTCAAACTGGTTTTGGAAGCGGAATCATAACTATTCAAAATAGATTTGCACTAAAAACTTCTCCAGGAATTAATTTGATGACTATTCAACCTCCAAATATGTTTATTCCAGGATGCGTATCTATGACTGGGGTTATTGAGACAGATAATATTAGGAGAGATTTTACTTTTAACCTTAAGGTAACAGTTCCAAATTACCAAATAAAAATAAGAAAAGGGGATCCCCTTGGAGCTTTTATTCCAATACCAAGATATTTTGTTGACCAGTTTGATATTTCTTTAGTCTCAGATGTTTTTGCTAAAGAACTTCATGAAAATGAGATTGTAGAATCAGAAAGCCTTTCATTGGAAAGAAATGGAGTAGACAGACTTAAACCCCACCAGTCTGGAAGAAGATATTTTAGCGGTACAAATACCGATAATAGTAAGTATAAAGATCACCAAAAGAAGATTGTTTCGTATGGTATAATTAATAAGGAGGATATACAATGACAATTGAGTTAACCAATGAAGAAAAATTAAGCATAGTAAATCAACATATCAAGAATCATACTTTTGCAAAGTATGGAATGGAACTAACTATTGCAGAATTAAATACGGCAGTAAATGTTGATCAGGCTCAAATTGATAGCCTTAATGCACAAATTATAGATTTAGAATCAAAAATATCAATGTTAAATAATGAAGCCCAGTCTCTGGGAGTGTAAAAATGACAACAAGAGAAGAATTAGTAATAATGGCTTTACAGCAACGTATTGGTGAACTTGTTTCAAACTATGAAACACAAATAGCAATACTTAGATCAGAATTGACAGAATATTTAAATAATAAAGAAGTTAAAGAAAAAGCTGCTGAAGAATATTCAAAAAGTCTTGAAGACAAAATAGCAAAATAAACAGTATAGGAAATAAATGTTAACCTGCAATAGATGCAAAGGTAGAATTTTTGTTGATAGACAATATACTTCACAGATGCATATTGAAACTTATTGTGTCCGATGTGGAGAAAGAAAATTTTATCATCCACC